TTAAAAACTTTTTTGTCTCTTAAAATATTAAGGGGGGTCAACTTTGTTTGGGGGGTTATGGGGGAAGTCCCTTTATCCCCAAATTTAAAAAGTGTCACGCGTGACAAATTGGGGTTGACGGGGTCACTAGATAAGAGCGTCTACAAAACCCTAAAATTTTTGCGCTAGTCCCGTAAAATGCGGGACGGGGGGGTCAAAAAAATAATCGGTTTGGTGCGCGACGGTGCGGTCGTGTGGTGGTGTGTTATCTCAAGGCCCTAAGCGTCTCAAAAAAATTTGTACCTTTGTGTATGAGTCCAGAAATTGAAATACATAATAGAATCGCAATAGGATTTGCATTAGGATGGGCTTACTATGGTAGAGATGAAGATCATGATTGGAGTGAAATCACGCTTTACCTAGGATTAATAAGTGTAGTAATTAAATTTTAGTAATATGATACATATGGAAATGCCACAACAAGACAATTACGTTGATGGTTTATATATTAAAGACGGTCAACTTATAAATGGTAGACCTGATTCTATAAATGGAATCGCAAAAGCTGCAATGATGAAAAAGGCAAGAGAGGATATGAAGAAAATAGACATGATTACTGCAGGAATTCAAGCAAGTAAAATGATTTAGTTTATTAGTTTATTTTTGATTTGATGAAAGAGAGATTATTTAAGGTAATCTCTTTTTTTTATCTATATATGTCAAAAAACGACACAAATAGTGTCGAAATAGTGTCGATATTTTATAGTTAATTCATTGATTTTCAGTATTAGTGTCGAAAATGTCGATTTTAAAGAGATATTT